TTTGTTCGACGATACGGTCCGAATTTGGCGACCGTCTTTTCATTGTCACCGGTGACGCGTCCGGCGCGAATCGTTCAGCAATGACAAAAGGCGTTTTGAATTATTATACAATCATTCGCGACGAACTGGATCTTCCGAAGTCGGCGTTCAAGGTCCCTTCCGTCAATCCGTCAATCAAGAATTCGCGCGTCTTGATCAACTCGATTCTTCAGAAACATGAAGACCTTTTGATCGACGCGTCTTGTCAATTCTTGATTCATGATCTTCAGAACGTCGAAGCCGACGAACACGGCGACATTGACAAATCGAAGGATTCGAAGTCAACGCACTTACTTGATTGTTTTCGGTATTTCATTTGGACTTTTCACAACGACTTTGTTCGCCTGAAATGATTATTTTTGAAGTGAAAAAAAAACTTCAAAACATGCCGGCAAAATTAGAACGTTGCGTCAAAGACTTGATCAAACAAGGAAAATCGGAATCGTCCGCGTATGCGATTTGTACGGCGTCAATTAATAAAATGAAGGCCGCAAATGGAACAAAAACCAAAACAAAAAAGAAATGATTTCACTATTTCGCAAGTCCAAAAAACAAGAACAACCGGTCAAGGGAACCGGATCCAGAATTCCGTTGAACCACGTTTTCACCGATTCCGACGGCGTCAAATGGTTCGAATTCGCGAATCCTTTGACAATGTCCGCAAAACGAGCAATTTCCGCCGAAGTTTCGACACGGTTCGCCGAAATGAACATGAACAAAGATCAATTGACGATCTTAATTGAAGCAATGAAACGACACGCGAATTCTGGAAACATTGTTGAACTCTTTAATGTTTTGGCCGAACTTGAATTCCGACTTGATTACATCGGAGAAGAATCGACAATGATCGAACTTGCGACGTGTTATTTCGTTATTGACGGCGAAGACGAATCCGAATTTTCTGAAGTCTGGAAACGCAAGAAGGCCGAAAAAATGAAGAACGATCCGAAGACCTTCGATTTTTTTTTGCAAAAGGCCTTCGAACACACAATCAAATTTTCGGAATTATCCGTCAACGATATTCAAGATTATTTGAAAACAACGTTGACGGCAAATCAAAGGTTCGTCCGACTTTTGCGTCGATTGAAGTCGGAAAATACATTGATCAAATAAATTATGTCAATCAAATTCTTTGTGACAACAAACCGTCCGAAATGAAAACGCTCGAATCGCTTTCGATTGACGAATATTATCAAACCGTCGCGACCTTCTTTCGGATCGTTGACGAAAAGAACGAACAACTTGAAAAACTGAAATAAATGGCTGAAGACGTCAAAAATGTATTGTTCAGAATTCAGGCCGACACCGGTCAACTTCGGCGTGAACTGGACGCGATCAAGTCCGGACTTGGAAATCTGGGAACGGCGACAAAAGGCGCGGAAAATCAAATTTCAGGACTTCGAAAGGCGTTGACCGGCGCGGCCGCCGCGTTCGGTGGAATATCCGTCGCCGCGTCCGCAATTGATTTCGGTCGCGGCGCGATCACGGCCGTCGCGGACTTTGAAAAGGTTCAAATTTCACTTGAAACATTTCTCGGTTCGGCCGACAAAGCGAAAGAAGTTTTCGCGGACCTTGAAAAATTTTCGATTGAAACACCGTTCACGCCTGAAGAAGTGAATCAAGCCGGAAAGGCTTTACTTGCGTTCGGTGAACCGGTTGACAATTTGACGACGGCACTTCAACGAATCGGTGACGTGTCCGCCGCAACCGGAAAGAACTTCAACGAACTCGCGGTCATTTATGGAAAGGCGCGCGTTCAAGGCGTTCTTTTTGCTGAAGACATCAACCAGTTGACCGAAGCCGGCGTTCCGATCATTGGAGAATTTGCGAAACAATTAGGCGTTTCGGAATCACAAGTCAAAAAACTCGGATCCGAAGGACAAATTTCATTTGCGAATCTTGAAGAAGGTTTCAAATCTTTGACGTCCGAAGGCGGACGTTTCGCCGGATTGACCGAACGACTTTCGCAATCAACGGCCGGACGTTTGTCAACTCTCGAAGGCGAATTCGAAAAGTTGAAACGGACCGTCGGCGAAGGTTTACTTCCGGTTTTCGAAAACGTTGTTTCCGGCGCGTTTAATTTTATCAACGCAATCGGTCAAATTCCGGCCTTCGTTCAGGAATACGGCCGAACATTGACTTTGTTAGGCGCGGCGGTTGCGTTTTACGTTGGCCAAAAGAACGCCGCAATTCAGGCCGAACTTATTTATCAAGTTCGAATTCGCGCGTTGATCATTCAAGAACAACTTCAAATCGGTCTTCAGAAACTTCGGACTTTCTGGACACGCGCGTCGGCGGCGGCGACGAACGCCTTGACAACTTCAACCGGACTTTATACGGCGGCGACACGCGTCGCGTCCGTAGCAACAACGACCTTTTCGAATATATTGAAAACGAATCCGATCGGTCTTCTTGTGACTGGACTTGCAACGGCGGCGGCGTTTTTGATTGACTTCGGTGACGCTGAAGAAGAAGCCGTTGTCCAGACTGAAAAATTGATTGATTCACAATCCGCACTTGCGGCCGCACAAAGCGAAGCGAATTCCGAATCCGCCAAACAAAAGGCCGAACTTGATTCGTTGGTCAAACAAATCAAAAACGCGAACACCGGATCGAGCGAAAGAAAGAAATTGATTGATCAATTGAACAACCAGTTCGGAACGACATTGAAGAACATCACGGACGAAAAGAAGTTCGTGAAAGAACTCGACGACGTTTATCAAAATTTATCGAATTCGATCAAGGCGGCCGCGTTCGCAAAGGCGGCGGAAAGTCAAATCATTGAATTGACAAAACAACAACTTGATCTTGAACAAAAACTTGAAAAGGCTCAAACGGCGAAAGCGTCCGCGTTGAAAAAGTCGGCCGACATCAACAACGCCGCGACCGACAAATCAATTCAACTTCAAAAAATTGAAGAACAAAATTTGTTGAATTTGACCGAAGGCGTCGCCGGAAACGCCGACGAAATCAAATCACAACTTGATTCAACAAATGACGCGATCGACGATTTGACAAAAAGAATCGTTGATTCAAACAAAACCGTTCAAACGGCGGACCGTACTTCAGCAAAGACGACCGAAGATTTGATCAAAAAACGAAAAGAACTTCTTCAGGACTTGACGCGTGAAATCGAACAAACGAATCGCGAATTGTCGACGCAAAAGATTGAATTGACGGATCCGAAAACGTTGGACGAAGAAAAGATCAAAATTCAACAACTTTCTGAACAACGAAAGGAAGCGATCGACGAAGATTTCGCGCAACGTGTTTCAAAGGCGGCCGAAGAAGGAACGTTGACGACAACAATACAACAACAATTCGACGAACTGAAGCGACTTCAGAAACTCAAAGTCACCAACGACACCGAAAAACAAATCACGGACATTGTCAAAGAAGAAGCGAAACGACGAAGCGACGCCGAATCTGAATTGTCCGACATCGACATCGAAACCAGATTGACGAAGAACGCCGAAATTTTGCAAGAAGAACAAAAACAACGTGAAATTCTTCTCGATCAATTAGGAAAGGCGCGAAACGAAAAAGAACGCGAATCAATTCGTCAACAACTTCAATCGAATCTTGAAGACGTTCGTCAATCAATTAACGAAGAAGAATCACTTCGGATCAAACAAGTCGAAGATCGTCGCGATAAACAACTTGAAGACGTTTCTTTGATTGAAGAAGAAAGAAAAGTGATTGTCGCACAAGCCGAACTTGAGATTCTGAAAATTCGTCAAGATTCTTCGGATCAATATTTGAGTTTGAAAAACGACGAACTTCAAACAACCGAAGAACTCGAAAAGCAACGTCGCGACGACATTATCAAAGGAATCGAAGACGTGATTGACGCAACGAAACAACTGACAAACGCAATTCTTGACGCTTCAATTCAACAAACGGACATTCAGATCAACGCGCAACAAAAACGCGTTGAAAAGGCGCGCGAAATTGCCGAAAAAGGAAACGCCGAACTTCTTCAGGCCGAAGAAGATCGTTTGACGGCCTTGAATGAAAAACGCGCGAAGTTTGTCCGCGCACAACAAGCACTTGCGGCAATCGAACTCGTTGCAAATTCCGCCGTTGCGATTTCGAAGGCGGCCGCCGAAGGTGGCGCGGCCGCGCCGTTCACAATCGCGGCGACATTGATCGCACTTGCGGCCGGTCTGGTTGCGGCAAAAGCACAAGCACAAGCCGCCGCCGGTTCGTTCGCTGAAGGTGGTTTCACCGGCGAAGGCGGAAAATATCAACCGGCCGGAATCGTCCACAAAGGCGAATTCGTGTTCACGAAAGAAAAGACGCGAAAATATCGACCTTTGTTCGAAGCGATTCACGCCGGTCGTGATCCTTACTTCGCAAACGGATTAAAACGAAACGAATCGTTTTCAACTCGAACAATGGAATCCAGACTGGAAAGAATTGAAAAGGCAATCAAGGAACAAAAAGGATTGAACCTTTCAATCGACGAAAACGGAATCAACGGAATTGTGACGTCGGTCCAGTATAAACAAAATCGAATTCGAAATAAGGCGCGATAATGACTTCAATGAAAATCGAATTGAACAACGTGTTGATTGTCGGACGCGTTGACGGAATGGAAAACTTCGAAGTCACACTTCGACGCGAAGACAACTTCGGACGAACGGCGAAATCCTTTTCGTCTGAATTGACGTTTTACGACGACGGTTATCAAATTTTGAAGACGAACTTGATTGATCCGGTCAACGGTTACGGATTGAAGGTTGACGTCAAGATTTACGACGATTGTTGTTCCGAACCGGTTTTCGTTGGCGTTATTCGCGGCGACGCGATTGACTGGTGTGAACCAGATTGTTCGATCACGTCGTCGATTATTGAAGAAGACCTTGCTTATAATTGCCTTCAATCGAAAGTTATTCCGAAACTCACAAACACAAGCGATTTCGTGAATTTGATTTATTGCATCGAAGGCCGTCCGAAATTCCTTCATATCATTGGCGCGATTCTTCTTTCAATTATCGGATTCATTATTTCGACGGTTCTTTTGCCGTTCGTGATTGTGATCATTATCATTTCAACTTTCATTTACTTGATTTGTTCGGTCGTTGCGTTGATTTCGTTCGACTTGACACAAGACGATTGTAACGATTCACAAACGAATCCGGCGAACACGGTCGATTTGATTCAGGATCTTATTGACGAAACGGTCGGTTTCTTCGACACTTGCAACCGAAAACATCCTTCGGTTATCTTGCGAAAGTATCTTGAAGCCGGTTGCGCGCAATGCGGACTTTCGTTTCAATCTTCAATCCTGAACAATCCTTCGTCGATTTACTACAATTCTGTTTTGTGGGCGGCGTCGGTTGAAAAAGGCGTTTCGAATACCATTGCCGGCGCGTCGTTGATTGCTCAAAACTATCCAATTGAAACAATGGAAACGTTTCTGGATAACGTTTTGAAACCGGTCTTCAACGGTGATTATGCGATCGTAGGAAATTCACTTGTTTTCGAACGAAAGGACTATTTCAACCAAACGACGCAATGGATCGACGGCGAACAACTTTTGACGGACGGAAAGATCGTTGAAAATCAAATTTGCTATTCTTGGATTGATCGCGAAAGGTGGGCGTTCGGCCGGTTCGAATACAACGTCGACGCGCTCGACATTATCGGAAACGAAGCGAAACTTCGATTCAATGACATTGTCGATTTCAACGTCCCTTATTCGCCGACGCAAACCGGACAATTGAACGTTTCACTTCCTTTGTCACCGGCGCGATTCAGGTCCGACGACATCGACGGCGAAGGAACGATTTTCGACATTCTCGAAGTATTTCAAGGCGGACTTTTGAATTTGATTTTCGGCGGTCAATTTGCGAATCAAAACAAGAAGTCAATGTTGTTAAACAATCATTGCGGTTTCAATTACAAATTGTTGATCTGGGACGGCGTCGATCGCGATCTTGCAACGATTAAAAACAATTATCCGAATTCATTCACCGGCGGACCGGTTCTTGTTGACGGTCAAGACGTCGATCAAGACGATCGTTTTAATTATCCTTATTGGTTCAAAGAAAACAACTCGAACAATCTTTATTCGTTGTTTCACTTTGTTGACGATCCGCGAAATCCTTCAGCGACACAATTCAATTTCAACTTTTCGTTCTTGTTCAATTGTGGCGACCTGAATTCGTTCGACTGGTCAAAAACCGTTCGTTTGCCGAAGAACGGATCAATTGTTTTCGGACGTGTCAAAGAAGTTAAAATCAATTTTATCAATCGGACAATGTCGGTTAACGGTATTGTGTAAATTTGTCAAAAATCGAAACAATGGCAAATCCACGTTGGGACTTTAATAATTGTTTAAGTGAACAAGGAACGGTCGGAGCGTTCACAAACACAATTTATTCAGGTTGTTGTTGTAGAATCACTTGTCGAATCACGAACGTTTGGGGCAACAAAATGACTTTGACCGGAATTAATTTGATTCATTCAACCGGATCTTTTACTTCGTCACTTCTTTCGGTGAATTTCAATCCGCCTTCGTTTCCTTACAACGTCGATCCGAACGATTTCGTTGATATTGAACTCGAAATTTGCGCCGGTTCTGGAAACGTTGAAGACGTTTTGAACATTCAACCAGTTTCGGCCGAACACGGAGCCGAATCACATTTGTTTTCTTTTGGTTATCCGGCACAACCGATAACGATCGCGCCTTCTTCAATTGATTTCGGACTTGTTGAATTTGGAACAACAACAACACCGGTTTTTCTTTGTTTTACAAACAATTCAACACTTTGCGGAACGCCTTTGTTAATTGACGCAACCGATTGCGTCGGAATAAGTCCGGAAAATACGAGAGCCGAACCGGACGCCGGCGGTCTTGATACAGATTGTGTGAGTTTTACATGGGAACCGAAACAACCTTGTGAAATTCTTGATTGCGACATAAAAATTGATTTATGCGGAACCGAATTCTTGATTCCGGTCACCGGCGAAGCGACCGACGCGGCCGGCGAACCTTGCGGCGAAAGTTGTCCGTGTCTTTGTTGTACTGGAATTGAAATTCAAACCGAAGACGGACGTTGTGTTCGTGATTTAGTTCAGACTTGCGATTCTGAAAGCACTTATCAAAATTCGGCAATCGGTGAACAAAAGTCAATCGTTTACAAATTCACTTACGATTCAGGAATCGGAAATAATTTCGAAGTCTATTTCAATCCGATCATTTGGGGCGTTACTTGCAACTATTCGACGAAATACGGCGGACCGATCACGTCGCCGCCGCCGTTCGGATATTACATCGAACTATTTTCGTCAATGATCGGAGCCGGTTGGCAAACAATGTCTTTGTTCAACACGACATTCAACACGCCGAATCAAAAAAACTGGATTGTTGAACTGAAGGTTTTCACGGCGACGACTTTTCAAATTCGTTTGACTTTCTTCTTGATTTCGGATCTTGAAGACTGGATTTCAACGGCCGTATTCAATAACGCGCCGAAATGGCGAAGAAATCACGTTTTCGCGGCGAATCCGCCGTTGTCCGGACCTTTTACGAATTCGTTTCCGTCCGTTTACAACTCGAATCGGAAATTGTGTTCTTTGATTTACATTCATGATCCGAATAAGATTGTTGACGACGTTGTCACCGATTTCGAATGTTTTGAAGTCAAGTCGATCAATTGGACTTCGCGATTCTTCAACAAAGGACTTTACGACGGACCTTCAGAATTCATTGATCCAGTTTTCACGTTTGAACGAAACGGAAATCCGGTTTCAAATCTTTCAACTATTGAAAGAACTGAAGTGAAATTTTATATCACAATTCCTTCGACCTTCGGATCGTTGGCGTGTATTTATTTTAATTTATTCGACGAATCAACAACCGACAACACGGTCGATTTCTTGACGAATTACAACAATTCGCGTTCTTTAATAGTAAACAATCCAGTCATTTCCGTTCTTCAAAACCTTCTTGAAAGTCCGTCTTCGGTCACTTCATTAGGCGGCGACGATTATGAAATCACGGCCTTCATTGGAACCGGCCTGAACGCGTCGCATCAATACAGAATTTTCGCGGTTGTTTATTCAGCCGACGACACGGTCAATTCGTTCATTTCGGATCCTTTGACGGTGACAACGATTCCGACGCCGGATTGTGAAAAATGTTCAATTGAAACTTCTTCAAACTGGGACCAGATATTCACGAAAACCGAATCCGATTGTTTGCGTCCGGTTGCAAAAGAACGAATTCGTCACAACCTTACGATTTCCGAAGGTTCTTTAAGACTTTGCTTCGGCCGAACATTCGATTTTCTCGATTACGTCGTTTCGTTGACTTTGAACGTTTATCGTCGCGCGACCGATTTTCCGGTTTCTGGAAAAACGACGTTCTTCATGTTTGAACAACAAACATCGAATCGCGTCGTCGGTTATCCTTCGAACTGGAATAACACCGGAACGTTGATCGTTGCGGATTCAGGCGGCGACATTGTTTCCGAATTCACGCGTCGCGTCGGTTTTGCTTCGACACCTTTCGCCGGCGCAAACGTTTTCGTTGCTGACACGGCGACATATATGAACCGAACGCCGGCCGGCGTTTTGGGAACGCCTTACGTCACGACATTAGGCGTCACGAATGACTGGAGATCCGAACAAATCATTTACGAATATGTTTTGAAACTTGATTTGTCTTCGATTTACGGAACGCCTTACGAAATCAATTATGTCAAAGCGTTTCAAGTTTTGGCAATTGAAAACGAACCAAACAATTCCGGTTTTGATCAAAAGATTTTCGGATTCGAATTTCAATGTAATTCGGGCGGAATCTGGACAACAATCGAAGGTCCGTTTTGTCCGAACGATTGCGATTCAATTCGAGCAATTTACACGGCAAACGAAAGCGGAAATTTCGCCTTCTTCGCGACGCCGACGCCGTCAGGGAACATTGCAAACGTTCAAGAATCCGAAGACGCCGCGTTCAATTTGCCGCAACAATTGAACGTTATTTCGCTTGACTTGACTTATTCGCCGTTTCTCGGAAACTATCAAGCGATCGCGATTCTTGATCCGTCAACTTTGACGTCTGGACTTTCATACGAACTTTGCGGATACTGGTCAAAATTAAACGAGTAAATTTGTAAAAAATGGCGGACCTTTTTGATTCATATATTTCACCAATAAGCGATTCAATCGCTTATTGTGATCAAACGGACTTCAATTGTCGTATTGTAGCGAACACGCGTCTTCTTTGCGGCGAAATTTCGACATTGTGCGGTTCGGACGATTGTTCGACGTTGATCGTCAACAACGGCGTCGGTCTTTGTGATTGCGGCGACACTTGGAACGCGAATTGTTGCGGAAACGACACGCCGTTTTTCATTCCGTTTCAATCCGGCGACACTTACGATTTCCAGTTTCAACAACCGTTAATCGTTGTCGGTGGCGTTTCGGACGGTTGGTCGTCCGACGGAACACTTGATTCGCGTGATTCGGCCGCCTATTTCGAAATTCGAAGTTGTTGTGACGACGTTCTTGTTTCAATCGACGAATCAAACTTCAACAACGTTGTTAAAAATCTTTACGTCGGAAATTACACGGTCACGAATTACGACGGAACGACGACACAAAAACAGATTCAAATGATCCGTTTCGATTTGGGCGAAATCGAAAACATAATGAAACAACTCGGACTTGAACCGTGTTTTTATTTTAAATTTTGTTTTACGAAGACTTTCGGCAAAATTCAGGATCCTATCAATCCGGCGAACGTCGATTGTTTTTGTTCGGAGCCGTTCAAAAAAGAACAATGTTTGAAC